TCTTCGCAGGCACAGGTTCACCTTGGACTGGTGTCTTGAATAACGGAGATGTGAATATTGTTTTGCAGGCATCAGGAGATGTTTATCAGCTCGATGCTGACGATCTCCTGGATATGCAAGACGAAACTCCAGCCGGTGCATTGTCTGGTGCAAAGTATTACTTGAATCGAAAAACTTTAACTATCATCAGAAAGTTAAAGGATCTAAATGGTGCATACATTTATCAGAGTCCAAAGGACGGGCTACCAGGAACAATTTGGGATTATCCTTATGTTCTTTCTGAGGCCTTTCCTGCTCCGGCAGATGTAAGCGAGGGAGATCCATATATTCTTTTTGGAAACCTCTCGAACTCTTGTGTATTCGGAGACAAGCAACAAATTAGAATTAAGTTGCTTGATCAGGCTACAATTACCGATACGGACGACGAAACTGTTATCAATCTCGCTGAGCAAGACATGGTTGCGCTCCGCATGGTTGAAAGAGTTGGATATGTTGTCGCATTGCCAACAGCCATCACAGTTTTGAAGGCTCAGGCACATGAAAGCGCTTAGTATTCTTTAGGTCCTAGAACTGGGGCCTCACTGGGGAGAGTCTAGTCGGCTCTCTCCGAATGAGGTCCTAGGATTAAAAATCTAAATTAAAAATAATGACTGAATTTGAACATAATGTTTTTACGGTCAAAAAGACCATTACATCAGCTCAACTTAAGGCAATCGTTGCCACTGATGTTGAAATAGTGGCGGCTCCAGGGGCAGGAAAAGTTATTGTGCCTAGAAGTGCGATTGCAACAATGAGAGTTGCAGCCACTCCTGTCGCTTACGCATGGGCCAATACGGACCATGATCTAGTCTTGGGTGGAATGAGTATTGGTGGAGATACACCGGCTCAAGCATTGATTGAGGCAGCGGCTCGTCTCACAAAGAGTTTCGTGCCTGCAACAGGGGCAACACTTGCTGAAAATACTGCCGCAGTTTTGGCCGCATCTGGAACAGGGGAACCTACAACCGGAGACGGAGTGCTTGATATCGAGTTCACATACGAAATTCATGATGTTGTTCAACTTTAATTCTGTGCTATGATAAAGGGGAATGACAAAATGATGAGGGCTGATTCTTATAAGTCGAAAAGAAAAAGCCGATTAAAAAAATCTAGTAAAATGGTTGTTAAAAAATTATGAGCGCAGCAACAGTAGAAATCGATGAGGCAAATGGCGCAGGGGAAACTTTAACGCACAATATTACGAACTCAAACATGGGAAGTGCGGACGAAGTTAACACTGATCCAGTTGCAAATCCTATTGCGCCGAACACTCGAACTTATATCAAGTATCAAAAAATCCATGTTACCAACATTGGAACTTCGTCAAAGATAGATAACTTGAAAGTTTGGAGGACAGGGGCATTGGGAACAGGAGGCACGCACACGCATGTTACCAACGCTCGAACTACTTCTTACGGCGGAGCATTAAGTTACGCTCAACCAGTAAGAACAGCAGTCACGGGAGTTGATCAGACAATGCCGTCGTCAGTTCCTGCAAGTGCAAATCTTGGAATTGGAGGGGCTTTGAATGGCGCTTTAACAGCGGCAGGTTCCAGTGATTATTTGGGTCACCAAATAACAACGGACGCATCGGCGACAGCAGGTTCGACGTCAACGATGAATTATCAATATGACGAAACAGCTTAATCTTATGACTCAAATACATAAATGTGGTTTGTGCAAAAAGGAATTTGATAGTGAGGAAAAGTATGTCGCTCATACTTGTCCGGAGACTGGAGTTACACCGGCAGATCCTGAAAATTTAGGACCTGAATTTGCAGCAGTTTCTGAGGCGGCTCTGAAAAGAGGCGAGGAAAGAAAGGTAGCGGCAGAGGGTGGAAAAAAGAAAAAGTAATTAGTCGAAAAATTTAACAGTCAATACAATGACTTTATCAGAGGCAATACAATGCCGAAAATCCTCTGACGAAAGTTGGAGGATTTTTATTTAAAATTAAAACACCATGAAATATATTTATACAAAAGAAAACGGAGAGATAGTTGAATCGCCTTTAGAGCGTTGGTCTTGGGGTGTTGTTTATAAGCCCACAGACGAGCAAATTAAAGAGGCTGAGAGAGTAACCGAGGAAATGAGGAAAGAACTCACAGCAGGGCGAAACAAGATCCTAAAGACTATGAGAGAGGAGGGAGCACCAAAGGAAATGATCAATGCAGTGGCCGAGGAATACAGGCACAAGATTATGCAAAGATGTTTACCGAAACAAACGGAATTAAAACAATTTACGGCTGACGGAGTGTTCCATAGGTTTGCAGAAATTGATCAGAGCCGGGTGGATATTTTTACAATGTTTAGAACTGACGACCCGTCAATGTTAAAAAGAATTGATATTGAAATGACGGAGGGCATGCAGTTATTTCATTTTTACAGAAACATCGGACTGGATTATGAGAGTAAAGAAAACTTTAGAAAAATTCAGATTTATGTTTTTGGTTGGAAAGACAAAGAGGGGAATAAAACTTATCATTATATTTTACCAGATGATCGAATGATTACAAGCAATAAAGATATCGATGTATTGAGATATCAGATTTAAAAAATTATGTCTTCATTATCATTTGGAAGTAAATATGATTTTAATACGGCCAGATGTCAAGAGGTTGCGTCTTGTAAGTTAGACGCGACTCATTTTGTTACTGTTTATACAATATCAGGTGCAACAAAAGCAATAATTGGAACAATATCTGGAGATACTATTTCTTATGGCACAGAATTTTCTATCGACGCAGGAATAGCATCGACATCTCTTTCAGTTGCAAGAATAGACGATACCCATTTCGTAGTTGCTTATGCTCAATCAAATTATGGAAGTGTAAAGATATGTTCTGTAAGTGGAACAGTTATAACAGGTGGAACACAATCAGATTTTTCTACATCAATACAAAGTGGAGAAGGCACTTCTGTTTCAGTATTAGATTCAACTCATATTGTCGTTGCATTCAACAGTTCAAACACAAAAGGAACTGCAATTATAGGAGTATTTTCAGGCACAACAGTTTCATCTTGGGGAACAGCAGTGCAATATGAAACAGGCGTAAGTTCCGATATATATCCACAGGGTTGTAAAGCATTAGATTCAACTCATTTTATTGTCACATATCGCGACGGAAATGACTCAAACAAAGGAACTGGAGTGATTGGAGTAGTTTCTTCTGGAACTACGATCACTTTTGGAAGTTTATATCAATTTGAAACAGTAGAATGTTTGTCGTCTTGTGTGGAAATAATAAACTCTACGACTTTTGTTTTGGCTTATGAAACAGCAACAAAAGTAAAAATTCGTCAAGGAACGATAGCAAGTGGGAATCAAATAACATACGGAACTGCTTATGAGGCTTATAGTGGTGGAGAAACAGCAGTTGTTTCTCTTGCAATGATGAGTTCAACAAATTTTATTATTGCATATAAGGATCCAAGTGGTGGTAAAGGAAAGGCGATTGTAGCAGAAAACGCGAGTGGCGCATTTACTTTTTCTAGTGTTGCCGAATTTTCATCAACAGAGGTTCACTATTTTCATTCTATTGGTGCGTGTGGAATAGACTCAACTCATGCTGTTATTTGTTATGACGCAGTAGCAGATACTGACGGAACTGGAATTGTAGCGATAGCTGTTTTTGCGACGGCGCCAACAGTTACCACTCAGGCAGTAAGTGATAAAGCAAAAACAACCGGAACAGGAAATGGAAATATCACGGCGACAGGAGGAGTCAATGCGACACGCAGAGGATTTTGTTATAAAGAGGGAACGAGCGGAGATCCAACATTAGCAGATAGCACGGCTTATGACGACGGAGATTTTGGGACCGGAGCATTTACGAAAGGAATAACAGGACTCACAAAAGGCACAGCATACAGGGTTAGGGCATACGCAATAAATTCTGTCGGAACTTCTTATGGGGCCACAGTTGATTATATTACAGTCAATGATGTTTCAATTACAAAGTCTTTAAAATATGCTGTTAAAACTTCTGTAAGCGCGATAACTAAAAGTTTAAAATATACAGTGGAGACCACAGTTTCGGCAATTGAGAAAAGTTTAAAATATACTGTTGAAATTACTCCGTCAGCAATCACTAAGGGATTGGTATATGCAATAAAACAGGCACCGAGTGCGATTGAAAAATCTTTGCAGTATGTGGTCAAGGGTCCTGTATCAATTACGAAAGGACTTATTTATGATGTCAAACAAACACCGAGTGCTTTAACAAAGGCATTGAAATATGTTGTCACAATTACTCCGAGCGCACTGACGAAAAGTTTATCGTATGCGGTAGCAGTTGAGACAGCAATTCAAAAAAGTTTGCAATATGTTTTAAAAGGACCGGTGGCGATTACGAAAGCATTAAAATATTCAGTGCTTTATTCTCCGAGCGCAATCACTAAGGGTCTGACTTATGATATAAAAATAACTCCGTCAGCTATTCAAAAAGGATTGCAGTATGAAGTGATAAAAGAAAATGCAATTACGAAAGATTTGGGATATGCGATTGAAACTCAGACATCGATTCAAAAAGGATTGCAGTATGTTTTGCAGGCACCGGTAGCAATAACCAAGACATTAAAATATTCAGTGTTAGGCACACCGTCAGCGATAGAAAAAAACCTGACTTATATTGTGGCGGAAATTATTTTAATTCAAAAAAGTTTGCAGTATGCAGTGGTTGCAGAGGTAGCGATAAATAAGTCGTTGAAATATACAGTCACGATTGAGCAAACGGCAATTCAGAAGTCTTTAAAGTATGAGATAACAATTCAAAATGCAATTACTAAAGCGATTGAATATCAGATTACGGTTCCGGCATCTATAACAAAATCATTGACTTATGATGTGGAGAGTCCGGTATCGATTCAAAAGGCCTTACAATATGCTATTAGGACGCCAAATTTAGTCACCAAGGGGCTTATTTATGATATTGAGACACAGACATCAATAACCAAATCTTTGGCTTATAGTGTCGAAAAACAATATGCAATTACGAAAGGATTATTATATAAAGTTTTTGCACCGGCAACGGCATTAACGAAGTCTCTTGTTTATAAAGTGGAGGCTCCAAAATTGATCACTAAGTCGATGAGGTATGTGATCAGGGTTTATCCTTATAAGAAAAAGGCGAGCCCATACCATAGACTTATTAACATTAACGGATAGAGTGCTATAATAAAATTATGACATCAAAAGGATACACAACTAAACAAGAAATAGAAAATTATTTACTGATTACTATTGACGAAACTTTTGAATCTCAAATCGATGAGTGGATTTCGCAGATAGAGGAACACATCGATAAAATGACTGGGAGAAATTTCGTGGCTGATTCAACAGACAGTGAAAGAGTATATGACGGCGACGGCACGGACAATATTTTAATTGATGATTGCGTAAGTGTTGAAGCGGTGGAATTAGAGGGAACAGAATTGGAAACAACTGAATATAAATTATATCCAGCGAACACAATTCCAAAAAAGAAAATTGTTTACACTGGGAGATTTTACAAAGGAGATCAGAATATCACAGTGAACGCAAAATGGGGATATTCGATTGCGGCGCCAGGAGATATTAAATTGGCGGCGACTGTCTTGGTGGCCGGAATAATAAATTATGCTTGGAAAGGAGAGGGCGAAGTTCAGCAAACAACTATCGGCAGGTATTCCGTAACTTACAAGAATGAAAAACAGTGGCAAGATTTTGATAGAGTGAAAGAAATTTTAACTTATTATCAAAAACAAATTGTATGATTCATATTCAATACGACAAATTTATAGATGTGAAAAGAATGGTGGCTGACGAAAGCGGTATTGGGGAGGAATACGAAACGCATTTGTCTGCTTTACCATGTCACATTCAGCCGTTTGACGATAATTTCGGGCAGGACCTAGACGGAAGTTTTGGGAAAAACTTTTTATTGTTTTGCGATATAGCGGATATTTTAGAGGGAGATAGAGTGATAAATGGATCTGATATTTATAGAGTGGTTGGAGTGGCGAGTTATAAATTTTTAAATGAGGAAAGGCACATGGAATTAGTAATAAGAAAATTCATAACATGACGAACGGAAGTATAGTTGTAGAAGTTACAGGGTTAAAAGAATTGGCGATTGCGGCCAGGAAACTTCCGCTTGTCGCGTCAAAAGAAATTCAAAAAGCAACTGAAAAATCTGTTAGTGCTATTTGGAACAGAGCACTTAAAGAGGCGCCGGTAAATAAAAAAACAGGTGGTGGAAATTTGAGACAGAATATAATCGGTAGAATGGTTAGCAGATATAAAGGAGTGATACAATCTTTTGCTCCGTATTCTCTTTATGTTTTAGAGGGAACGAAACCTCATGTGATCAATGTTGTCAGAGCGAAAGTATTGGCGAACAAAAGAACGAATCAGTTTTTTGGAAAGACAGTCAATCATCCGGGAACACAACCGAATCCATTTTTTGAAAGAGCAGTGGAGGCAAGCCAGGATAAAATTCAGGAGTATGTTGATAAGGCATTGCAAAACATTTTAAATGGACTAAAATAAATATATGACATCAAAAACTATCGCATCAATTCAAACACTTATTTCAAATAAAATTTCAGCATTGGCTGACGTGGACAGCAATCTTTTATTTAAAGTGGTGGCGAACAAGGGAGAGGGAAATTTTGACGGATATCCTGCGGCGGTAATTATGCCGACAGGTGGAGTGGGAAAGGTGGCCGATACTGCGGTCAATGAAAGAATTTTTACATTTCAAATTTTATGCTATCAGGAACAGACAGAACAGGGAATGAATAAAGCCGGAGCGACAGAAAGAATGACGGAGATTTGCGATGCAATAATAAATGCTTTTGATATAGATCCAGATCTAGGGCGAGAGGTTATGAAAATTGAGGTGGTCGATTACTCGTTTGATTTTAAACAGGTAACAGGAACATGGAACTTTGCCACATTCACAATAAACGCATTTGTGCTTGTGCAACATTATTAAGTAGTATGCTATAATAAACCTATGACTAAACAAACAACGGCAAAATTTAAAAACATCAGCGGAGAGAAATTGTCAATCCCTGATTTTGGAGAAGTTGAGGCCGGAGAGATAATCGAAATGCCTGAAAACTTCAATAATGCCAACTTTAAAAAAGTTGGAAAAGAAAAAGTCGAATTAAAAAATAGTAATGAGGAAGAAAAATAATTTATGACAAATTATATTGCAGATAAAAGTTATCTTTGCGTAAAACCTCAGGTTGACGCAATAACTCCTATCATTCCGACAAAATTTATTCCTTTGGTTTCGGAAAGCATAAGAGTGAATCCGAATTTTGCGGCGGACCGCAGAATGAAAGGATTGAGTTGGAAAAGCGATGAGATATTAAAAGGAAGTCGAGTGATTGAGGGGGATCTTGTTTTACTGGCAGATCCTGACGCGCTTGGACATCTCTTTAACATGGTTTATGAAAAAGGATCAACGACCGGAGACGCGGCTAACGGATACACACATCCTTTCACAGTTGGAGAGGGTAAAAGTTATTCAATAGAAATTTCTCGTGGAATTTATGCTCATAGAATTTGGGGGGTAAGAGGAGAAAATCTAAAACTTGATTTCGTGGATAATAAAATGCAGGCGACAATCTCAATCAAGGCATTGGGCCAATTCTATTCTGCATCTATAGCGGTGGCGCTTACAGGCGCGGGAATGACATCAGTCGTTCTTTCAACTGATTATGATTTAAGACCGGCTGACGGTTTGGTTATTGGAGATACGATTATAGTTGGAGGAGTGGAAGTTGTTTTGACTTCTGTAAATGCAGACGGAAAGACAATTGGATTCGCGTCAACAGCAATCACGGCCGCAGTTGGAGATCCTGTTTATCTTAAGGCTCAGACCGCAAGTTATGGAACGATACCTGAACCATTTTATTTTGGAAATACTTTGGTTGGGGTTGCGGCAACATCAGCGCTCGCTGATACAGCGGCGGCTGCAAGGTCAACATCAACTCCGATTTATACTCTATCGGCTGAGTTTAAAAATAATCTTTTGTCGGCTCCGGCAACTGGTTATACAGGACCGGCAGTGTTAGCAAATCAGGTAAGAGAGGCGATGTTATCACTCAAGCAATTATTCACGAATCCAACATTATTCCAAAAGTGGATTGAATTCGTAAAACAATCAGTCACAATTATTGCGACAGGACGATTTATTAAAACTGATTTAACGACTTCTGAATTGTTAACGATAAAATTCCACAAAGTAAAATCTCTAACGACTGAGGAACCTTTGCAAGTTGGAGAATACATATATGACACTCAGAACTTTGAGGCATTATATGATTCAGTGGACGCAAAAGCGATTGAAATTTCTCTTGTAAATAGAACAGCAGGAACATCTTATTAAAAATAATCAATAAAAAAACACCATGAAAAATGTAAAATTAAGCGAAATAATGAATGAGAGGGAGATCAAGGTGGAGAACACCGAGATTGTTTTAAAAGTCCGAGATTTATCTTGGCCTGAATTTATGGAGAGCCTAGAAATTGAGGACACTATTCAGAGAGGAATTTATAGAATTGAGCATGTTATTGTGGACTTGAATCTTGTCGATAGTGAGGATAAAAAGGTTGAAGTGAATAAAGAAAATATCGAAAGAATACCGGCCAACATAATGATTCCGATTGTGGACGCGGTTAAAGATTGTTTTGGAGACCAAAAAAAAAAGATAACGGGAAAGAAGTAATATTTTTTCTCGAAGGTGTCACATCAAAACCTCCTCAGAGATACCTTGAATATATCCTTTGTAAAAATTTCGGTTGGACTTACCAAGACATTGCGACACAGCCTCGGTGGTTTATTGACGACATGCTTGAAATTATAAGTATAAATAATAAATTCGAGAGAAAACGCAATGGCCGAACTTAACAAAACAGCAACAGTCACAGTCAATTTCGTAGACAAGACCACAGCAGGGATTGCCTCTTTATCGAAAGGACTTGATCAAGTTGGAAAATCAACAGGAGGATTGTCTAACGGATTGGCGGCGCTTGGAATTGCCGGGGCCGCTCTTTGGGCTGGAGGTCAGTTGTTATCATTTTTCGGAGAGGCAGGAAAACTTGCAGAGGAGGACGCTCTGGCAGTTTTTCATTTAAAGACGGCGATTGAATCGTTTGGAATAAGTGTTGAAAATGTAACACCTCAGCTCGAATCATACCGAAATTATATGTTGCAATTCGGGCAGACTGTTGGAGAGACTGACAAATCTATTGCGAAATTAGTGAGGACGACTGGAAGTGTTGAGAGTGCAATGGCTCTTTCAAAGATAGCATCTGACGCGGCTGCGGCCGGGGTGCTTGATTTAGAAAGTGCGACATCAGCTCTCGCAGGAATGTTTAATGGTAAATATAAACAAGCGGCGGCTGCCTTTGGAATTGATATGAGAGAAAACACGACAGCCGGGGAAGTGTTTGATCAGATTCTAAAAAAAGTTAAAGATTCAACTGAGAAACTTGGAGAAACTACGGAGGGGCAGACGAAAGCAATGAAAGGGAATTGGGAGGAGTTAAAAGGTCAGATTGGAAAAATAACAACAAATATTGTCGGAACTTTTGCGACAATGGTTCTTGATATTGAGAAACAGATTAAAAGAATGTCAACTGATTACTGGATTCCTTTCAGTGGAATATCTGAGGAGATTGAGGCGATAGAGGCAAGGACCGCTGAGACTTGGTTGAAAGTAAATGAGAACCGAGCCAAAAAAGAATTAGAAAAAAAGAATAAAGATTTAGAAAATGCGGAGGCATCGGCAAAGTTAGCAGACTCACTAAAGCAATCTTTTAGAGATGTTTCGAAAGCGGTGGTGTCAGCTGTTTCAGATCAGGAAAAAGCGATTGACGCATTAAGGAAAACTCAAAAACAATTGAGTGATCAACTATCGGATAGTTTGGAAAAATCCGATAGTAAATTTAAACAGGACGCGATTGAAATGGCCAGAACCGCAAAAGAAAGGATTGACGATATCAATAAAGAAATTGAAACTGAAAGGCAGGCACAAAATCAAGGTTGGAGATCAAAGATTGCGAAACTCGAGGAGGAGAAAGCAAAAGAGCAGGCGATTATAGATAAGGCCGGAGGTGTGGTTGTAGATATTGGAACTCAAATTGCCAAAGACGAATTTGATGTCTTGCAGGAAAAACATCAGAAAGAAATTGAGGAAATAAAAAAACAAAACGAGGAAAAGAAAAGTTTGGTTGATCAGGAAATTGCCGAGAGAATTGATAAGGTTAAAGAATTGCAGACATTGGTTGGAGGAAAAGATTTTTATGCGAAAGCAGGAAAAGAGGGAACGACATTTGCCGGGGCCATTGGCGCGGGCGGAGTGCAGAATGTTATTCAGTTCACTTTTAACGGAGATGTCAGTGATATAGAAACTTTAAAAAAACAAGTGGTCGAATCTCTTAATCGCACCGCTTTGCTTAAACAAGTTGGGGCGAAATGATATAATAAAAAAATATGAGCAGTATAAAATTTGACTCAACTGAATTAGTGAATACGACTTATGTTCCTAGATTCGTAAAACACGAAAGTTCTCCAGAGAGAGAGAATATTTTATTGCCGATTACCCGACAGAATGGATCTGTTAGAGTGTCGAGCAGATACGCGACTAAGACAATTACTTTGCAGGGAATTTTAACCGGCACATCTCAGGCAAATTTGGAGGCGAACATAGACGCTTTCAAAGAATTATTTTCAAGGG